AGTATAGTTTATGTTAAATGTCAAATGTATTTTTTGGTTAAGAAAAGGATTTTGTGCTTTACTAAAACAGTGTAAATGCTTTAAGATAAATGAGGATGACTACAACCCTTTTAAAGAGAAATTATAATGGTTAAAAAAATGTATCAAAATCCTAGCGGTGGATTGAATGAAGCTGGTAGAAAATTCTTTAAACGTACAGAGGGTTCTAATTTAAAATCACCAGTTAAGACTGGCACAAATCCAAGACGAGTTTCATTTGCTGCGAGGTTTGGTGGGATGAAGGGATCATTACTTTCTAAATCTGGTAAGCCAACAAGATTAAAGCTAGCACTTAAAGCATGGGGATTTTCAAGTAAAGAAGCTGCAAGAAACTTTGCTGCAAGACATAAGAAGAGTTAATGGGTAAGAGAAAAGAAATATTAAAGAGCTGTGGTAACTGCCATATCTGTGGCAAAGAACACATGAGCAATGAAGGTGGTTGGGTTATTAATGCAGAGAAACTTAACTTCTGCCATAGCCTTGATCATAGTTGTTATGATATTTACTTTAATAATGTAAGAACATCAGAGAAACAAAAGGTTGTTATAAATACAGAAAATGATAAGCGTATGAATATGTACATTGAGTACTTAAAAAAACTAAAGTGCAAACATAAATACGCAGGAGAATAAATGCCATTGAATAAAAAAGGTAAAAAGATTTTAGCAGAAATGCAAAAAGAATATGGTAAAGAAAAAGGTAAAGCTGTATTCTATGCGTCAGAGAATAAAGGAACTATTAAAGGTGTAAAAGGAAAGATGGCTAAAGGATTTAAATCCTTGCTATCAATGTAATATGGATAAATCTAAATATCACAAAACTAAAGAAGGTAAAACTGCTCGTAAAGGTTTATACTATAATATTAACAAGCGTAAAGAAGCTGGTACATCAAGATCTAAATCTGAATCTACTATATCTAAGAAGTCTTATAAGAGTTTATTAGCAGGATTTAAGAAGTAGTTACTTAATATTATCCATCACATACTGGTATCTATTCCAGATAATATGATTTGGCTGCCAGAAATGTTCCTTATTCATTTTCATTCTAACATGATGGATCATAGTTGTATGATCACGATTGCCAAGTAGCACACCTATCTTTGTAAATGGCATTGCGTACTTATCTCTAAGAACATTAATTAAAATGGATCGTGCAATCACAGCTGATTGTATTCTAGTCTTAGTAAGTATTTCATTAACATCTATGCTAAGTTGATTGGCAACAATAGATAACATTTCTTTTACATTCTCAGGCACTACAACATCATTGATTGTTACATACTTAACAACTTCTTTAAAAACTGTATTCTGTTTAGTAACAACATGCTTTTTAAAAAACTCTCTGGCTAATTTATATCCAGTCTTAAAACCTAAACGATATAGTTTACGTTCTTTATTTGTTAAGTTTGCATACACATTAGTAGTGTATCTTAATTTAATTTGTTCCTTTAGCTGCTTTATGTTCATCATATTTATCTTCTTTCTGTCTTATACTTACTGAGTTTATTCTTATTGCTCCAACTTTAACTTTAATAAACAAACCTCGTTTATCAGGATCAATAGCATGTTCGGCTGTGTCAAATTCTTCTACATAAGTAAAATAACATTCACACTTTTTTAATCTTACAACCTTCATGATTTTTTATTCTGTCTAACTTGCTTAGTCATCTTACAATAGATAGATAGATCATCATAACTATCTGCTTTGTATTTCTTAGTGCAGCGATATAGTTTAAGTGCCATCATTATATGACCAACGTCTTCTGGTTGTAATGCTACTTTAATTTTATTAAAAAGAACTATAGAGAATAGCTCTGCAAGTAATGCAAAGTTCTCTTGGTAATCTCCATACTCTTGATTACGTTCTGCTATAATTCTTTTCTGAATTTTTTCTTCAATATCAATGAAGTCTGACTTGCTTACCATTTATATCCTTTTCTGTTTTTTACTCTACCCCTAGGGAAACAATGAAAGGGTAGGCATGACTGCCTGATGAAAACCCTAGGGATAGAGGTAATAATAGTATTACCTACTATTAGTATTGTCTATTACCGAAAGACTTGTTGCTTGTAAATCCCTTCTTTTGAAATCCACCAGCTTTAAATCCAGGTTGTTTATTTTCTCCTGCTGTTGCTTGCTGTTCTTTTTTCGTGATGATGACAGTGTAACCTCCAGTAGCATTACCTTCTATGTCAGTTCCGTCATATGCACAGTAGTCGTACCACTCATTATTAATATTCACATTCATTTTCCAATTTTTTCCTTCTGGAGCTTTTGGAGAATTAGGTGCTACTAATACTGGTTGATTGTCGCCTGCTTTTTTATTTAAGTTAGGAACAAGATTTAAATATATCTTATTCTTTGGTTGCTCGTTCATTATACCTCATTTTGAGTTGTGATCTCATCACGCTTACTATTAAATTTATTTAAAATAGAATTGTAAGTTACGAGATCGTTTATTTTTATTTGGTTAAGTAAATCTTTATTTGCTCTCCACAGAAAGTCTAGCTTTGCTGTATGAGGTGCGTATAAAATTTTCTTTTCCAAATCTTTAACAACATTAACATCATATCTATTACTATTGGCTGATGGTGTTGTTACCTTTCCATTCATTGGTTGTACTGGGATCTCTAAATCCTCGTACTCTTCTTTGCTTGTCAAATCTTCCAAGCAAATTCCAAAGAATGATAAAGCTCGTGTAGTAGCAAATGTTTCAGCTATCTCAAGATAACCTGGCTTATCTCTGAACTGCTTAGAGTAACCTGTTGCTATAATTCTTTCAGGATCGTAACCCATGATTAAACATTTAACTATGACATATCTGTCGGAGTGTTCTACAATCATAGTATTCATTCCAAACTCAGTACCAAATACTTCTCTAAAGTATTTAACTTTAGACCAAGCTGATACTGTTTTCTTACCATGTTGATTTATGTATGCACCATTGGCTGCACACAATTCATTAACTTGTTTTATTTTTTCTTTCATTTTTTCCTTTAGTTGTTTTTTCTATTGAGCAAGAGTGAGCAAATACTTCTTTTGATTTATAGAAAGTACCATACTTATTCTTGCCACTTGACTTACCTATGTAAGTTATCTTATCAAATAACTTATCACATATTCTTGGAGAATAAGAATCAATTTCATAACCTAAGTTATAGATTGTGCCATTCATCATTATTATTGTAAGAATAATTTTCATTTATTAAAACACTACTGTAACTAACAAAACGATTGCAGTTATAATTAAAGATATTTTTATAAACATATTTCTAAATAACTTATCTTCTCTCTGTTTAATTTTACTCATTATAATATCATGACGAAACTGTTCTTTAATCTTGTCATGCTGCTTGTGATAATAATTTATATCCATATTTCTACACATTGTCCCAAAGACTAGCTGCTTTTTTTATTAGCTCTGGCTGTACATCTCGCCACATATAACTTGAAAAGTCTGGTGGAGGAATTAATTTACTCATATCTTTTGCCGAGCCACGACATAAGTACACAATGTTTTGACGAATTTTATCAACTAATAAATCTTGTTGAATTAAAAATTCCATATACTCAGGCGTAAGCAAATCACAAGTGTCAGGAGTAAACACATTAAAGTTATCTTGATTAACATAAAGTAAGTGAGGGATTTTTTTTGTAGCATACCAATAGAAAGCACACTGGCGTACATGATTTATATCTGGTTGTTTTGGTAAGTATGCTTTGATCCAACTAAACCCTGCTTTAGTATCTGACTTTCTTTTTGATCTATGCTTGGTCTTTAACTCTACAAGTTTAGTTCCACTCATTTGTTCGTAATCTATTCTGCCAATCTTATCTAAAACTAATTCTTTAAATTTATGCGTGCAGTATCTTTCACTTGCTACTTCATCTCCAAGTTTAAGATCATCTAATGCTTTGCAAGTAATCTTAATCATATCCACAAGATAATTTTTTGTATCTTCGTGCTGTTCTTTATCTAATTCATTATGAGGTTGATACTTGTCGTATTCGGCAATTTCTTCTTTGATGATAGTATCTATATTTTTTTTCTCAATGAGCATTTTCTTTTCTGCTTCATACATATATTTAGAAACATATTTTTGTGATGCTCTGCCGATAGATACGCCAGCATTCATTCGGAACGATATGTTTTTGTTCCGCCTGTCAGTTTGATCAAACCAACAGTAGTTTACCAACCAATCTGCATTTGACTGTGCTGTCTGACTTGGAGATCCATGATCAAGATTAAGTTTTTCATAATACTTAATACAAATATCAGGATCAAAATTATTTAGTGCTGCTGTAGAATTGTTCTTTGTTAAATCAATAACCATTTTAAGCCTTTCATTTTTTAACTTACAATATTCTAAATAACCTTTATGTCAATAATAATAATTGACATGAAACCACATTGGTTTATAAGGGTTTAAAACAGAGAGGTAAATATGAATAAGAATAAATCACAATTAAATAAATTATTAAAGAGGTATCACAGAATGTTTGATTGCTTTGGTAATAGAATAAAAAGGAAAACTAAATGAAACACAAACTAACGCAGTATCAAGAAGATCATAAGCTCAGCAATAAAGAACTGGCAAAGTTATTTGGATTAACAGGAACAAATCCAACAGTAACTATTTTAAGATGGAAAAATTGTCAGCGTATTCCACACCCTAAGTTTATGAAAGTTATAACTGAAAGAACTAAGGGATCAATTCAACCTAATAACTTTTATGAAAGCTGGTATGAAACCCATAAACTTTGATAAAGTTATTATAAGTTGGCTGGATATAAACAGTTGCGACAACGCATGGAATACTGAGGAAGATTTAAAAGACTTAGTTCCTGCTATGTGTACTACAATAGGTTATCTTTATGAAGAGAATAAAGATTGGGTAAAAACTTTTGCAACATATAGTTTTAATACAGACAGTCTAGACGTAGGAGATTGCGTTGTAATTCCTCGTGGAGTAATTTTATCTATTAAAAAATTGGAGAACTAAATGATTGATCAAGAACTACACGTTGAGGATGTAATAGAATTGTATGACGAGAAGATCGTCTTACTTAAAAAAGAAATAGATAGGCTTAATGAAGAAGTACAGGTTCTGAATATGGAACTAATGAAACTGAGAGCTAATGCCATTTCTTAATCACAACATACCAGTATGGAAAGCCAAAGTAAGACTAGAATATTTATACAATAAAGAAAAACATATTGGAGAAGAAGAGGTATGTCTTATCCATAGTATAACTACCTTAGAAGGTAGAACACCATTGTTTAATATTATGCTACCGAATGGTGCTAACTATGCAAGGCTACCAATCACAGCTTTTTTTTCTGATCAATATAATAGAAAAGATGTAGTTGATTTAGAATTAAAACAATTAGTTTATTGGGATTGCTTATCTTACCACGCTAATATTATTGAGTACAATGCACTAGCCACATCACAGTGTAAGTTTATTGATCGCAATAATAAATTACATAGAGCTAATTACATATTCAGTATTGACTATGCTCAACCTGATATGAATTTATTAAACATAACTTATAGTGAAGTAAGTGAAGAGCATAAACACCACCACATATTAGAATTAAATAACTTAGATGAATGGCAAGGTAATTATGCACTCATGCCAAACAATAAAATATTATTTAATCTACCTAACTTTACAGTCAAAGATCAGATACCAGATTATAAAACTAATATGGATTACCCTAGCGTTGAAACAGATAGTTGGAGTACATCAGATGACGATAGTTTTTATTACAAGACAAAAGAATAATGGCTAAAGATATTTATTTTAATCAAGCAAGAGTTAACTGGTACAATGAATGGCATAGGAAAATTCAGGATAACAGTAAATTTAGAATGATTGATATAGATAGCTACGAATACTGTGGTAAATGCAACAATGGTGTAGCAGTTATTGAAACAACCTATGATGTAGGTAAATATAACAAAATTGCCTATCTTACTGCTGATATTGGCACTAAATTAAACATCCCTGCTTATATAGTTTATTATAACATAGAGGGTATGGCTCACCCAACCTTTATTGTATCAAAAATTAATGCCATTTTAGAGGAAATAGACCCTATATCTGAGGGGTCTATGGTTGAATTAAATGAGCAGGAATATA